AAGAGCATTTTCCTGCGCAACAATACCTTTAATGATTTTGTCTTGCTCTACGGTTACACCCGAGTAACCTTTTTTCTGGTTCTCCCTGTATGTCTGCAAAATTAAATCAGCCTCTTCAACTGATCTTCCATATTTTTTAATAAGTGTAGTTTTAAAAGCTGCATCCCATTTACGATCTGCAAGCGACTTATTGATGTCTTTAAGCTTTTTATTAAGCTCGGTAACGTCTTGAACTGCTCCTTTCGCACCTTGACTAACATCATTAAAACCTGCTTTTGCATTAGCACCAGAAGTACGAACCTGATTTAACTCAGAGTTTGTTTGCTTCACAGCTTTCGTGTTTTCATCTACTTTCTTCTTGCTATCAGCCAGCTGGTTAATTTGATCCGAACTGATGAATGAAAGTTGATTTAATCTATTGAAAGCTTGGTTTACATCAATAACGCCAGTTTTTAATTCTGCCCATATTCGATAAGCTTCAGCACTTTGCTTATTGTTGTCAGTGATAGACTGAGTAAGTAACAAGAACTCGTTCTGAGATTTAGATAGTTGAGCATTCTGTAAACTTAGTTGCTTTGTCAGTTCATCTTCCGCTGCTCGCTTTTGTGCACCTTCAAGCTTCATGAGTTCATCAGCTGCCATGCTTGCATAACGTGATTGCTTCTCAAGCATGTCATTGGCTTTATCGCCATTGTCACGCATTAAAAGATATCCGGCAGCTAAACTTGCTACTGTAATGCCCATACCAACTGGACCACCAAGTAAACCTAAAAGCCGTGATCCTATCCCTACACTTGCCGCACCAGCTGCTGCTGATCTTGATTGAGCTACAGCCAATGCTTCTTCAGCAAGTGCCAATTCTCTTGTAACTTGAGCCTCAATTTTCTTTAACTCAGCCATACGAGTTAATGTCGCTGTTCTGCCTTTTTCAGTAATTTGAGATTTAAGGCGCTGTACTTCTAGAGCTTTCTCAGCCGCAATAGCAGCTAAAGTTGCTTGAGTATTTGCAACAACTGTTTGAGTGCTAATTACTTGTTGAGCTGCAGCTGCGCGCTCGGCTTGAATTGCAGCATATTGCGTAACTGTTTGAGCAGCTAATTCCTTAATTTTTGCAGCTACAGCAACACCTGAGGCATAAATTGCAGGAATGTAGGTTCCAAGCCAATAAGCACCACCAACCATCATTGCAGAAGTTAAAACATCTAGGTTTCCAGCTAAAGTCTGAATGTTGCCCGCTAAAACTTGTGCTGCACCTGAGCCCTTTCCTGACTCCCCAACAAATTTAGTAATCTCGTTGTTGAGCAGCGTCAAAGACTGTCCAATAGTGATATCGGTTTTTGCAAAAAGTGCATCTACATCTTTTTCTACATTTCTAAGCGCTTTTACAATTTCTTGTGAAGTAATTTTTCCTTCAGCTGCAACAGATCGCAACTCTCCTACGGTGATTCCCATACCTTGAGCAATAGCCTTTGCTAATGCCGGGGTTTGCTCCATTACAGAATTAAGCTCTTCACCACGCAACGTTCCGCTTGCCAAGGCCTGCCCAAATTGCACCAATGCAGCATCTGCTGCTTGAGCACTAGCTCCACTAATTGCAACAGCTTTCGATACTGTTTCAGTTAGACGAGCTGTTTCATCCATATTTAAATTGAGCGTTTTCGCATTATCACTAAAGCGTTGGTACACCTGAAGAACAGAATCCCAAGCTGAATATGTTTTTTGTGCAATTCTGAAAGTATCTTCAGTTGCTTTATTAAGTTCAATTTGATTGTTAGTTACTAATTTAAGCCGGTTTTGTAATCCCGTATAAGTATCCATTTTTGAGACAGCAGCACCAATTGTTACTAGTCCTGCCATATGTCCAGCTAAAGCTCGAGTAGCCACTGAAACACTGTCCATAGACTTTGAGGCGAAATCACCTTTCTTTTCTATGTTGTCGAGTTCATTGCCTAGATTTCTAGCGTTTCGTTCCGCATTTTTCGAATCAATAGTAATGACTAAACGTGATTCTTGAGTCATCTTTAACTTTCCTCTAGGCAATAAAAAACCCACTCAATGAGTGGGTTGTTAAGGTTGATTTTTGGGTTAGTGTTTTTGCTTAAGATGCGCTCTTGTTCTCGTGATATCTCAATATGCTGGCAACCTTTTGGAACAGATAGCCCACTAAGAATCCATTTAAGATTATCCCGATACCTGTAATAACCATGATTCCTGACCATACGGTCTCGGTGCCATAATAAGTTCTTGGAACTTCAACTCGGCCAAACACAAGTATAAAAATAAATCCAGATATAATACCTAGAACAATTAACCCCCATCCGATGGCATTGCAAACTTCACTTTCTTTCATTGTTTGATATTGTGGTGTGCTCATGCTGTATCTCTTCTTTAATTACCAATTCGAATTTACTTTCTGCTGAGTTTTAATCTTTTCAGCCATATCATCCGATAGAGTATTAATCTTACTAATAATCAGTGGTGTGGACTTCCTACTTTCAGTTATAGGGTAATTTTGTGCAGGCATCATTATTCCAGCACTCATGTGCGATGGAGCGCTATAGGTTAAACCATCATAACCCACGCGCATTTTCCCATCCTTAGTGTCCACTCTTACAGTAAAATCAACACGTTCGTTTCCTGTCATTGCCAAGCACTCCATGCCCGAACAAGGATATCGCATATTGCCCTTTCCAATGATAGTGCCTGATGCCTTATCTTCATATTGAATTACTGCGTTAGCAGAAGCAAAAGCTACAGCGAACCATTGTCTAGCGCCATCATAAATCTGTGCTTGGTTTAATCCATCAATTTGATAAACCTTTTCAAATTTTACAGGCTCTGAGGGTTGTTGGGGAGTTGTCGCACACCCCGCTAAGCCCAATCCAAGAAATCCCGCTAATAAAATCTTTTTCATAATGTAATCCATTTGTTATTAATCTCACACAATTTAACAAATGGACAAAATAATGTCATCAAGAACTTAAAAAGGAAGATTCTCTACTAGTCCATGTGGTCAAGCCAAAATACATCCTCAAAATTTTTACATACACCTGCTTTTTTGAGTTCTTTATATATAAGTAAGGCTGTATCGATCTTGACAGAATGTCCCTGCTCGGCTCTTGTCACATAGTTTGATAGAACTCTGCTACCACTAACAAAACCACACCGCTTTGATAGCTCATAAACCGTTAAGCCTGCTTTTTCACGCAAACAAGCAACATTATTCTTTACTTCCATTGCTGCACCACAAGTTAAATTTTAGAATATTGTAGCACAATAAAAGATAATTACTATTTTTTGTGTTAGCACAACAAAAAGAATTGACACAATAAAAGATATTAAATAAGATGACTTCATCAAGGCTAAAAGCCATGAAAAAGAAAACCCCTTGCAGACGTCGAAATCAGGCAAGGGGTTTATGTCTAAACCAATGGAGATTTAAGACATGTCTAATATAGCACAAATCAACGATACCAAAATATCAATTGTTAACTTCAAATCTGTTCCAGTTGTTACTACAGCAATGCTTGCTGATTTCTATGGAACCGATACAGACAACATCAAACAAAACTATTCTCGAAATAAAGAGCGGTTTGTAGAAGGTAAACACTTCTTCAAAATTATTGGTGAAGAATTGAAAAAATTTGTAGGTGACTTAAAGTCACTTGCAAATTTCCCTGCAATTTCAAATAAAACTCGATCCCTTATCTTATGGACAGAACGAGGGGCTGCTCGTCACGCCAAAATGTTGGATACAGACCAAGCATGGGAAGTTTTTGAGCAACTTGAGGATTGCTATTTTGTCCGTAAAGAGATTTTAGCCAAAACCCACAAATCAGAACGTGAACCCCTAACCAATGCTGTAAATCTTCTTGTAGCTAAAACTAAGCATTTGAATTACAGCGATGCTTATAAATTAGTTCATCAGCGTTTCAATGTTCAGCATATTGATGAAATTCCATACGATGTTATTCCAGTAGCAGTTGAGTATGTTCACCACTTAATTGCTATGTACAGCAAGGCTGAAAAACAAGGTTCTTTATTTGATGAAGATCAATTTAAGCTGCTCAAGAACCTAATTGATGCAATTATTTCCCAAAACTTTGCTACCAGTCGAATCTATCGAGCAGTACATATGCTTGACAACGAGCAAGGACACTACTTAGCTGAATATGCTTTTAAAACTAATATTGCAGTTCTAAAACTTACTCGGGCAATGGATTTAAGAGGGCCACTTAATAGAAAAATCATTAGTGATGATTTAAAAACCATAAGCTACACAACAGGCAATCAACATTATAGCGACCGTTGGTTTCATCCATTGATGGAATCGGGAATGCTAGCTGGTGCTTTGCGAATTTCTGGTGGTTGGTAGTCTTCTAACAAAAAAGCCCTTCGGGGCTTTCTTTTCATGAGGCACCTGTATGATACAGGCACCCCACGGTGCTTTTTGGCGCAATAAAAAAACCACCCGAAGGTGGTCTTTTAAATCAGGCTATGCATGTAAAAGTTTTTCAGCACCAGCAGCCAAGAAAGCCGATCGAGTAGTATATCTCTTACCTTTACCTACATTCTCATCAATTTTACGAATCAAACGGCTTGGTAAAGTAACATTGATTTTTTCTGGTTTACCCAGATAACGACTAACATCAACTTCGGTAACCGCCCAGATCATTCCTTTATATTCAGGATCATCGACAAATTTAACTAGTTCGGAAGCTAATGGGATTTCCTCACCATCTTCAGCCAATATTTCTAAATGGCCTGAAATAGCTTCTTTAACATTCTCAATAGCTTCTTCAAGTGTGTCACCAGCACTAAAACAACCTGGAATATCAGGAACAGTGACACCAAATGCCTCAGTATCTGATCCTCGTTCAATTGCAATTGGATATAACATCTCAACACTCCATGCCCTTGGCATAAACATATCGCCCACTGCGTTATGATTAGTTGTAAGGGATATAGTATTTAAAGTCGGGAAACAGCGGGTCAATTTAGACCCGCTTGTTTCAAAATGCTTTTAACAGTTCCGTTTGGTAAATCCTTTTTAGGATGTGGGATTGTAACTAACCCCTTTTTGGTTGGGTGTTTAAAGTGATGATGACTTCCTGAAACCCTAACCTCATACCAACCATCTGCTTCAATCATTTTGATTAAATCCAGACTTTTCACACCAATCCCTTATTAACTTGATGAGATAATAATAACCCTAGAGTTATTATATGTAAATAACTCTAGGGTTACTTTTTTGAGGACTTGGAATTTATTTTTTTATGGGCTTCATCTAAAAACAAGTTATCCAATGCAAAAATACAGTCATTAAAGATATGAGCAGCTACTGGTAAATCATTATGCTCTGCATAGACATTGATTGCCTGCTGATCTAAAGATAACGGGATGCCCTGCTCATACCGTCTGGATCTGGCAATAGTACTAAATGCCGAAAGAATAGAGTCAGCCGCATACGAATATTCTGGCGGATCCGGAATACGGCCGCCTAAGAACTTGATTTGCTCGATTTCGTGCGGCGTTTTCGACGCATACGTTTTTTGGTATTTGTAGAGCTCGATGACTTTCCCAGAATTAAAGCCTTATCCTTGTCGGCTTCTTCCTGAATCTTCTGGGCCTGTTCTTTAATGAATAGCCAGATTGAAATACCAATATCACCAAGATTAAGAAGCTTTGAGGCATTCTCAGGTGTATAGGGCTTTTCAGATTCAACCGTTTTACCGTCTACGATTTCGGCAAATACCACACCTTTCCAGTCTTCAATTAAGTGGGCAGCACACGCATCCATTAACAATTCATGGTAAAGCTTGGCATTTTCATCTTTGACCATCACATCATAGCCTTTGGATGAAATCTGATTTCCGGCTCGTTCAATTGCTACCTGAAAAGGTTTATAGGCGATACCACGGACTTTGAACTCTGCCTGTACTTCGCCATCAACCCCCTTGTATTCACACCATTTTGATACGTCCGAGCTTTTAATAATTCCGACTTTTAAAGCCATAACAACCTCTGAAATTTTAGAAATAAAAAAGCCCATGGGATTCCATAGGCTTTGTTACTGAATAAGTTGATTACACAAGAGCACGTACAATTGTTGGCGCTGTACGAACTTGGGCAAAGTTGATATCTACAGTAATGATGTCATCACCACCACCATCCGGGTGATTGGCTTCCATGACTTCCAATTGCGGGAAGTTGAACGAATATTTACTTCCTTTGCTGTCTCTGATGTCGAAGGTCAGTGTAAACACATCACGGGTTTTGATTGCATCAATCCAACCAGCAGCTGTGGCCGAGAACATGAATGAAGCATTCGCTTCGATATCCATCATCTTCTCTAAATAAAACTCTGGAGTGTATTTACCAGATCCGATACAACGGATTGCTTCAAGGTTATTGTTAATAGAAATGGTCAAAGACTGTAGACATGCTTTGCCTTGAATTGACTGGCCGTTTACAAGCAAGTTTTCCACGTTCGGCATACTGACAAGCGGACGAGTCGAAGCTGCAACCGGATTCACTACAGGGTTAGTTTGCTGACGAGTAAACGAGCTACCTACAAGACCAAAGTTACCAGTAATTTTTCCAGTGGTCTGGATAGTAATTTCACCAGAATTAACCTGTACTCCACGATAAATAAAGACTTGGCCAACATCTTCGAAAACTTTAACCAGCGTTAATGACTTACGTACCGTACCACCAAAACTTAAAGCGTTACCCGCCCAATTATTGAAGGCTAAAGCACTTAGGAATAGATCAAATGTTCCAAGTGATAATTCAAACTCTAACTGACCTGCTACTTCTGCTTCAGTAACTACCCCACCTTGTCGAAAACGTGAATCAACCACTTCACTGCTTTCTTCAGTAGAAACATTTTCAGATAAACCATCACTTACACGGCGAACTGTGTACCAGATCGGGTTTGCTGGAGTTGTTCCTAAAACTGCTTCTTCACAAGCATATAATCGAATTTTTGCGCCTGAACTCATTTATGGTTCTCCAAAATTTAGGCAATAAAAAACCCGCTTTTTAAGCGGGTTATTAAAGTGTTTCGTCTGTGTCTGAGATTTCTGGCGGTTCCACGCCATTCATGGCTGCAGCAACTGCCTGAGATAAGTTAGTAGGCTGGAAATCCACTGGTGTTTCACTCAAAAGCTCTTCAGGCTCTGGTTCAGGTTCTTCATGCAGACGAATATCAATCCAGCGGCCTTCTGGAATATCAAGTGGATTTTCGAGATCAGCTACAATGGCTGCCTTTTCCACATCAAACTTACGTTTATAAGTTTTAATTGAAAGATCACCATTTTCTAAGGTTGAATATTCAACTGCTACGACTGTATTACCGTTAGCATCTTTAGGCACTTCGATGTACCAGCCTTCCTGAGCAAAACCTAATGAGCCTTTCACTAAGTAATCACCAGTACCCAACTTATCGAAAGTGATTGGTTGCTTAGCTGCATCGTTATTTAGCTCAATATGACTTTGGAAAAGCTTAACGACTGGCGAAGCGGCTTTAATAAAGCCTGAACCATCCACGGTTGTATTGTGTTCTCCACGCAAAGCGTACCATGGGGTGTAAGTACCCTGATATGATTTTCGTCTAAAGCCTATATATGTTGCTGAAGTTGCAATACTTAAATTAGCAGCATGTTCGCTTGCACTACCCGCATTCAGCCCAAGAATATACTGGGCCTGTGCCGTAGGATAATCACCTGCAGCTGCCGCACCTGCACTAGTGCCTTGTAATCCAATAAATGAACCACCTGCATCAAAACCGGATAATGCTGTTGACCCCAAGTTTTTATTTGCAGCAAAACCATTATTCACGATTCGCTGAAACTCTGTTGAGCTGGCATCCAGTAATCGCTTCCATGGCGTCCAGTTGGTTAAATCTGAGGTAGAGCGAAACCAGATCCGGCCGCTTGATGCGGAAATATACACCTGATTACGGTAACTATTAGAGCCAGCAACGTTCAATACAAGCAACGACCCAACAGTACCAGCTTCAGGAAAGTTTAAAGCAAGAGTTGCACTGGCAAATGTGTCATTGCCATAGAACCCCACGGTGGTCATATTATTGAGATCATTTCCATTAACATCAGTATTCCGTAGCGGCTGTCCTAAACCAAAATCGCCTACACGGAGTACCCGTCCAATCGTATCATCGGAAAATGAAGTCGTTAGGTTTGCAGCTGCAGCCGTTCCAGCCCCCTGAACTTGTGAAAGCTGTGGGCTTAAGTTTGGAATACCCGAAGCAAAAGGCAACATGAACTGCCGTTTACCCTGCGAAGCGTTATAAGGGAACGGCCGATGATCCCAATTAAATTTAAATACAAGATTTGCCATTATGCTGTCACCCCATCAATTACTTGGAAAATCAAAGTATCTGTATGCTGGGTAACTCCATTCACGACAGCCTTAATATCCATCTGACACAAACCTAAAGGCCAAGCTGCTGTGCTTGCACCTGATTTAACGTTAAGCCATCCCTTCTGTGTGCTCTGGTTTAGAGCTGTGCAAGTCAAGGTAGCCACAGCTGCTCCATCAGCCAAAGCTTTAATCTGTGAAGTAAAGGTATAACCCGTCAGATCAATTGCACGGCGAACATCATCGGGTGGATATTGCAAAGTTTCATCCATATCAACTAGCTGCAAGTTCAAGTTGAAAGTGTCACCACGCTTAAAAACAAAATTGCTCATAAGTGATTCCTATAGACATAAAAAAACCACCGATGAGGTGGTAGTGAAAGATTGGTTTGTTATGTGCTTTAGTTAACTAAAAAACTTATTGATACATTGTATTGAATGAAGTCAGCATCTTTACCCGCATAAATAGATTGACCATTCAAACATTCTAAGTGTTCGATTGTGAAATATTCAAAATGAGCAAGTAATGCATCACTCAATTTTGTGATTTCAATTATTCCTGAATTGGGACGTACAAAGCATTGAATCATGATATTACCGGTACGGCGAGTACATGGCTTATCTGCAATGCCAGAAGTAAAACTGGGACCACCTGCAATCGTTAAGCGGCACC